TGATAGTCCTCATATCCCCATATACCTTGTCGTAGTGCCACGTGATGGGCATTACGTGTCCAGCTGGGTAAGCCTTCCCTGATATGTCGTATCGAGGGTAGATATATCCATCCTCAGACTTGTGTGCTATATCGCTCTTGAGACCATATATCTCATTATGCCCGTCACGCTGTCCAAGGGTATCCTTCCTCTCTGACTTATTCAGTGTAACATCATAACCGAAGGACTTGATGTAGTTGCTTTTCAGACGCTCTGTCGTCTTGTCAAACATAGGCTGGTAGGCTTCCACATCTATGCTGAAAGATAGCTCCATAGGAGAAGCGTCTTGCATACCGAACTTATACTCCATGGGCTTCTGCCATTGGGAGTTCTCAGGGATGCCGTACCTACATCTTATTACAATACCACGATATGTTGTCTTGAATGACCTATTCTTGTAGAATGCCTCATTGACCTGAGATTGTATCTTGAGTAATGATATGGTCGTATCTACGATAATCTTGCAGTCAAAGGAGAACTTAATAGGAAGGCTATACAGATACGATACGTATGTACGGGGAATACCATCCTCGTCTGTCCTCGTATATTCACCGAGGACAAACCTATTCGTAATAGACCCTGCTTCAATGGAAGAGGAGTTAAGTGTGATGACCCCTCTTGGAATAATATCAAAAGAGCCGTCCATCTTCGTCATCCCCTTACAAAGGTCTTTGAAGAACATATAGTTATCCTGAATGAACCTCTCCCCTGAATGCGCCATATTGTAGAAGAAGGGAATATGAATAACCTCCTCCTTACCATCACGCACCTGAGTGTAGAATAGCTCTCCATTCAAGGCGTTAAGTAGCCCACCGATAACAACCCTTGCGAAGACATCATCAGTGTTTCTCTTTTCATATAGTTCTTTCTCTTCGTTTACTACGCTTCTCTTTCTCGCCATTAGCTTTACTTGCCTCTCATCACATCAGTGATATTTGGATTTTCCGTTACACAACACTCGTGGTTTCCTTCAAGGACGTATCTCCCATTACGAGATATGATAGGGCTTTCCCCTGCCTTCGCTACATTAGGAGGAGCGACACGCTTCCCTGATGCAGGTATGGTGAGTTCGTTGAAGGGTCTGTTGATATTCGGTGTCTCGTTAATCTCCTCAATGTTCTTAGGAGAGATATACTTGTACGCTCTCTTCCTAAGCTGTGTGTCTATGGTAGACTCTTTCCTAATCTCTGCCTTCTCTACAACGGAGGAGACCATATTAGTCTTAATACCCTTAGTAATCTCCATCACCTCAGGAAGGGCTATGAGTGAGCCTACCACGAGTGAGAATGGATTGGATATTTCGTTGTACTTGAGGATAAGGTCGGTGTATTCATCCGTGCCATAGTAGTCAAGCGAGATGAGGTCAGGTCTACATACATACCTCTCCGTAAGGGTAAGGACTTTGAAGGTTGATGCACCGAGTGACTTGCTCTCAAAGATTGATACGCATAGGTCGGTCATATCCTCTCCGTCCTTCCCTTTTATGATAGGTTTATTATCAAGTGTATGAGTAAACATAAATTAGGTCTTATTTGCTCTTTCAGCGAGCTTGTCAAGGTCAATGTAGTATGAGCTTCGTGCTTCAAGTGTAGAGCGAGAGAAGTTACCGAAGTCTATACCAATATCTTCTCTGTTGCTGTATGCGATAGGAGTGTACCTTGGTATTGCAAGGATAGTGGAGTCACCGCTATTGACGGGTACATCTACATTGTCTCCTCCGATAGATACGTCAGCACGCTTCCCTACTCGTGGGTTCTGCTTTTCATCCTTGAAGTCACGTCTTGGGATAAGCCCTCTCGTCTCAGGGTCAAACGTACCCCACCCTTCAATAGCACGAGGTCCAACGCCATCGGAGTTCGCCTGCCAATACTTATCCACCTTGGTAACTCTATCTGCGGATGTTCTCGCCCAGTCAGGGAGGACGTATATGCGCCCTGCACCTCTGTTGAAGATAGAAGAGATACCATCCATATCCCTATCCATAGCGTGCGCCAGCGTGATGGTAATAGTCATCTCCGTAGGAAAGTCATCCCATCCCATCTCGTCACCGAACTTAATATCAACACCCTTACAGATGAGGTTGCCTATCATTGCGATAGGGTTCATAGGATTACCTATTGTGACATGCCAATCACCAACGGGGTCTCCCATAAGGAGAGCCTTACGACCCGTAAGCCATTGGAAACCGAACTCCTTACCTACAAGAGCATAGAGAATATCCTTTAGCCTCTTCCTTCCTGCATCCGTATTCGTGAGGTTCTTCAGTTGGTTCTGAAGTTTGACCATCATCCCGTTCTCCTTCTGCTTGGCATCCTCATCGCTAACTCCGATAGCATCCTTACCGAAGTTCACTGCGCTCCCTACAAGTTCCTTTGCACCGCTGAAGATTTTATCCATAAAGGTCTGAATACCACCACCACCAACGAAGAGCTGTGCGATGGCTTCAATAATCTTCTCAAAGTCATTCCCTTCAAGGAGCTTGTACAGCTTATCAAGGAAGCTACCACTTGGCATCAGTGTTGGGTCAAAGGCGTATCTGTGCGCACCCTTGAAGAAGAGTGCTGAACCCGTACCCATAGCAAGGGCATTAGCAAGGATGTCAAGCATCACTGCCTTGGGGTTTGCCCCACCGAAGTTACGAGCTACATAATGGAATGACAAGGAGATTTCCTTACCCGTACCACCAAATGCCATTCCTTCATCACGCATCATCACAGAACTAATCCTATTAAGTGGACCTTGGATGCGGTTGTTCCATGGACCTTGGGTGTATGGGTCAGGCATACCATTAGCACCGATAAGTTGCTCGGGGTTTATCTTCATTGAGTAGGAAGGGTCAGTAAGAAGACCTGATAGGATTTCAGCACCCATAAGACCCTTCTTCCACAGAGACCCACCTCCGAGGGAGAACTCATTCCCCGAGAACATATTACCCATAAATCCACCACCCGTACTTCCTGAGGTGACATCCCAAATGGCAGACGTTGTCTCCTTCCATTTGTACCCACTTGAGAAGTTAATGATATGTGGAAGTTCATTTCCCGTACCACTACCGAAATAGGTGAGCATCGTTGCGATAGGTGAATGGGTTAAACCATTCTTGTTCACCACCTCAACGTCACTTTCTACTCCAAGGAGTTTGCCATCTAAGTCAGGGAACGTAAGGTTGTCCCTTGTAGGCTCAGAGTATCGTCTCAGCGTGATAAGATGGTTGTTGGGTATAACATTCCAAAACTTACAGAAGATAAAGTCTTGGAAGGAGTATGGTACTCTACCGACAGCGTCAGCCTGACCATACTTGATGATATTCGTTGTAGTAGGCACTGATAGCTTGAAGTCTTCACCATTGGTATTGGTGTTCAAGTCATACCACGCCTTTCTCTTGTGCTTATCTAATAGTCTTACAGACCTAATCTTGCCCCCCGTATCAACGTCAAGAGACCCGTATAGTCTGATAACGCTATAAGGGTTCATAATGGAGTTCACCCCATAGAAGTTGGGATTACCCTTCATCTTGAGGAACTTCGCCATATTATGGTAATACTGCGTATGTTCCTTACCCTTATGTGTCGTTGCTGTTCTATTCTCTGCGTATGGTGCGAGGTGGTCTTTGAGGATAGACGTACCCGTCAGTGCCGAGTAAGCCACCTTCTGATGTATCTTCTCTGCGCCCTTGTGGGTCATAATATACCTATCAAGTCTTGGGTCATAGGCAGAGTCGTATGAGCCTTCAAGCTCGCCTTCGTTATCTCTGTTCTTCCCATCGTCATTCCTGCTACGACCGCCATCATCAAATGGCACGTTCTTCTTGCCATTGTCAGCAATGGCTTGGCACTTCTTCTTGAAGCCCTCAATGAAGTAGACAGCGATATTCCTACCCGTAGGGTCTGATAGGACGGCATAGGCGTTTACGCTATCCCTCCTATCCTTGTCAAGGTATTGCTCCGTTATCATAGCACCCATAGCACCATAGAAGCCGTAGTCCTTCACCGAGGAAGGCTTGAAACCATACGAAGGTGCGCTGTTGTCACCTCTCGTAATAAGTCTCATAACACCCTCCATAGATGGGTTAGATGCTTCGCTTTTCTTCGTAGCCTTACCCTTCTTACCCTTCTTCTTTTTCTTATGTGGAACGAAGTCGCCCTTGATAGTCCCGAACTCACCAATCATACCCATAGTAGCTGTAGAAACCTCCGTGAGTTCGTGCGACTTGAATGTAGACCACCACGTTACATTCTCATCAGAAGGAGCAACGGGCATTGTGGTTGCGCTCTTCTCGCTTGCGTTAGGGTCTACATACCTGAATGGGATTGTCTCAGGGAAGATGAACCCTTCCCTCTTCTTCCTGAGTGCAGGTATCGTCTTTCTGACGAGCGTCTCTGCATCGTAATACAAGCCATACTCAGACGATGGAAGTACCATAAGAGTAACAGAATAGTTCTCCACGGCTTCCACCTTCTTACCCGTTGCTTGCAGTTCGGAGATAGGCTGATACAAGAGATAGTCCTCTTCCAGCTCTCCGAGTTTGTTTATCCTTACAGAAGGGAAGCGTTCATCAATAGGAGCGTTAGCATCAGCGTTAGGCGCAAGACCGCTCCCGTCTTCTATTCGTGCATTAGGCTTTTTCAGTTGCGAGAGTATCTCGTCAATCTTATACGCCTTTCTCTTCTTGGCGGTGACTAACACATCAGGCATAACCGATTGGTTCATACCATCCTCTGCCGTGAACTGCTCCACAGCATCGTCAATCATATCGCCCTTGACAAAAGCGAGGTAGGTCTTCTTACCCTTAGCGTCTGTTATAATCTTTCCGTCTTTCATTGCTTATCGTTGTCTACCAACGTACACGCCACCTATATGGGATGGCAGTTCAACTGAATCACAGATGACAGCCTTAGAGCCATTCTTAATCACTCTACTAAGGAGGTCAATCTTACGTTCATTATCCTTGAAGGGCTTAGATGACTTGTATAGCCTAATGTTACTAAGGCATACATCACCTCCGAGGAGGGAGTACTGATATAGCCCTGATGTGAGTTGTGAAGCTATGCTCACATCTGCAATCACAGATATACCACTACCCTTCTTTGCATATATCCTAAGTGAGCTATCACCACCCGTCATCATCGTGAGAGATATACCATACCACTGCTCGTCCTTTAATGTCGTACCGAGCATAGTCGTATTGTCCACTCCATTGATGGAGAGGTTTACATAATCCTTGCCAAGAGATAGTGATATACTTTCGTTTGGAGAGGATATAATCTGAGTTGGGTTGCTCGTTGCAATAGTAATCTTAGACTTCCCCCAATTTGGCTGTATCTTATCTAAGTTCAGCCTATCAGCGAAAGTGATATACCATTCATCGTGGTCTCCGTGTATGGCTTTCAGTGTGAGTTCTTGCTTGATAGACTTACCTACGGATACGATATACTTCTCCCCGACAGAGAGAGCAACGGGTCTCTTAGACCTACGCATCACGATAGTCTCGTAAGCCATGCCATTGATACGTTCCTTCCCATCCTTCAGTATCACCTCTTCATAGGTAGTGACCTCATCGGGGAAGTTTGGTTTAGCCCAAAGGGAGAGTAGGCGATAAGAGTTATCGTCTACCTCATCATCATCCTTATACTCAACAGCAAGATAGCCCTTCTTAACAGAAGACAAGTCATAGTACGTTCTGAATACATCCGTATTGCCAACAATGAAAGTCTTTTCCTTTATAATGTCAGCGTCAGATACATACTTGAAGTTATCCCAAGGAGTAGAGTTATATGGGTCAGTCTGCTGTTCAGAGGTGATGTCTGCAATCTCGTCAAGTATATCAAGACCGAGAAGCTCCTCTGTACCCGTAGTGTAGTCATCAATCGTCTCAGCAAGGTTCTCGCCTTCTCCTCTGTACTGCTTCTGCGTGTACTTCTTCATCACCGCTTTGAAGTGAGTGAATTGTTGCATGAATCCATATACCTCTGAGGTGCTATCTACTTCAAAGAGCTTATGAAGAACGGGTATATATACGATGTCTCCCTTCTGAGGCATCGTGCCACCACCATATGCTTCGTACCAAATGACAGCGGGTATCTGCAACTCAAGAGGAACGTTGTATCCAAGTTCATAGATACTAACACCCATATCACCTTGGTTGTAGGCTTGGTCAGAGAAGATGACGTTAAGTGTCGTAGGGCAGTCCTCTACATCAAGAAGAGTATAGTCTTGGAAGATGACATCTGCCGAGTTCTTATGCGGGACAGCACGCCAATAGACAACCTCTACACCGAACTTCTTGACTACGTCTTTATTCAGCATATCATTCATCTTCCCTCCTATATCCATCATCTTCTTGACTGATTCAGAGGACAAAGGAGACTTCTTATCCTGCTCAAAAACTAAACCCATCTAATCTTCTTTTTACTTAGGGTATTTAACCAAAGAGGGGTGTAGGTTAGCCCCACACCCCTCAGAGGAATTTAATGGTTTAATGTGTTACCCCAGCTTGGCGAACTTACCGATTTCGCTGTAAGAGTCACAGCGGAACTTGACACCCGACAGCTTCCAAATACCCTTCTGTGAATAGTCAAAGACGGGAGGATTGACTGCGGAGATAGCAAAGATGTCTCGGCAAATATAACCCCAATAGGGTCGGTTTGCTCTATCAAGTGCAACAACTGAGAAGAGAGGAATTGCGTAATTCACCTTCGTTGTCGTAGCACCCGTGTAGACGTTATAAACAGAGTCCATAAGTCGTCTCACAAGACCATACGTCAGGTGGTTAGGCTGACCATTGATGTCGATAGTATTCACTTCAAAATCAATGTCAATGTCAATATGCGTATCGCCTGGGTGAGCCTGAGCATAAGACCTTGTGGTATTCATATAGTGCTGGACTTCTGCGCCTGGCATCTTGTGAGGAGACCCAACGTTTACCTTGGTAATAGCTTCAAGTAGGAGGTTCTTCTCTTCCGTGCTGAAACCAGCATAAGCAGGAGGAACGATGTCTACAATAAACTTACCTGAGTAAACGGGCTCAAGCATCTCCGTAGAGATACGTGAGTGTCTATATTGAGGGAGCGCACTCAAGCCGTGCGACCTTGTCTTTAGTTTTTCTGCCATTGTCTTATCTTATTTCTATTCTTATCTGACGACATTACCATTCCTTAGAACCTTGACCTGCTGGACAATCTTCTCATTGCAAAGAGCGGGAACGACCTCAACATCAACAACACTGATACCCTCAATCTTCAGCTGTTGGTCGCTGTTGTTACTATCATCCATAATGATATTTGGAGCAGTAAGAACGACACCCGACTGAGCAAGAGGAGCGAGCTCCGTAGAGATGTCAGATACAATCTGAGACCTCGTGATGCTGTTGTCGTATTCAAAGACGTACTTCTGAAGGACTTCCTCAACCTTGATTTCAATCGTGTTAAGGAGTTCTCTGACGTGCAGGTAGTTGAAGTAAGAGCGCAGAGTCTGATAGCAGGTCTTGTTACCATAAATCATAATCTGACCAGCCTTGGAGATGATTGGGTTGATACCCATCTGTTCAAGGTTGCCTCTATCCTCATTGTCAAACGAGTATTCAACACCCGTCAGGAAGCGGTTAGAAAGAACACCATCAAGGTTAGCGATGATAGCATAAGGATTACCACCCTTATACTTACGCATCATAGCGTTAGACACGTCAGCCGCAGGTGGAACAAGAGCAGTCTTACCACCATCGTTGTACTTGAGGAATGGAGCGAAGACAGCCGCATACTTACCACCATTGTCTTCCGATGGGAGCGAGTAGCCCGAAGTGTACGTCATCTCTGTGTTACCACCGAGAGGAATGTACTTCGTATCAAAGGCTGGCTTAACACCTCTACCCGTGTTGAACGTATCGCAGAAGTAAGGGTCAGAGGACAGCTCAAACTGCTTCATTGAAGGAGCGTTGAGCAGAGCCGTACACTTACCTCTCTTCTGAGCGAGACGAGCGAGGTAGGACTTACCGAAGCTCTCTCTACCGAGACCGAACGACATTGAGTCAATGATATAACGATAGTCAATAAGGTCAGGGTTGGTGAGACCACGAAGGATACCTTCTTCTTCAATCATTGAGTAGATTTTCTCTACGCCCTTTTCGCTGTTGGGGTTGCCATCCTTGTCAAAGCCTGGGAGGTGCTTGTTAGAGATGATAAGACCCTTGAGCGGAGTAAGACGGATAGTAGAAGCAACTTCGGGGTCTGAGAGCGAACGCTGTACGGAGATGTACATCGTCTTGCCATTCGTAGAGAAGAAGTTGAGTATCTTATTCGTAATGTCTCTACCGACAGAGTTCTCTCTGTTGAAGCGAAGGATGTTCCTCAGGATATAAGCCTTGACAGACTCAATAGAAGACTTGTCGTCCTCCGTAGCCTGAATGATGCCCTTGAAGTCAATAGCACCGATAGACTCTGCACCCGTAGAGCTTGAACCTTCCTTGATGGAGATGGGGTCGCCAGCAGAAAGAATCTTAAACTGAAGTTTGCCATTCGTAGCACGAGCCATAGCTTCAAGAGAAGCGATATATTCCTCAGATAGGGTCAGCTCGCTTGCGATACCACTTGCCTTAGCCTGAGCGTTGAGAGACTTGAGCGTATCAAGAGTTACAACACGGACGCTATTAACACGGGTGATGCCTGGGATGGTAGGAGCGACAGCACTTTCGTACTTCGTCTTCAGAGATGGGTTCGTTTCAGTGAAACCATAGTTGTCCTCACGACCAAGGATAGTAACACCATCACCCTTATTGATATTGTACAGATAGGTCTCCGTAGAAATCTTAGGTGCGGTAGAACGTTCAAAGGTAGAGGTCATACCATCAAGAAGTTCATCAAGCGTTTCGCTCAGCTCCTTGACAGCAGGGAGAGACGCAATACGGGTAGGAAGACCCGATACAATCGTCTTAGCCTTATAAAGGATAGAAAGGAACTCGTTAGCCGTAGTAGCCTTCTTCAGAAGTTGAAGAATAAAGAGCGTATTCTCAGCTACGAACATACGGGATACTTCAAAGTACTGAGTGATACCTGCGATGAGGTCATCAACATCAGAAGCCTTTGCAGGAAGAGTAGAGACGATATTAGCACCCTTACGGATGACAACACCATTAGCATCCTGCTCAACGAAGTAAGCAAGCTCCTTAGACTTGTCCCAGCCAGCGGGCAGGTCTGCGTTGATAGCAATACCGCCAGCAACAGCCGTCAGCTGACCAGCAGTCACCTTCTTGGCTTCGGCAGGGATTTCAAAGATGACGTTGCTTCTCTTACGACCATCCTCAGAAGTGGCGTTAGTCCACGTCAGAGTGATAGGAGAGGTCTTGCCACCTACGTTCTTGTACATCCCGTCACGGAGAGAGGTGAGTTCCTTCTCAATGGAAGCGATAAGGTCAGAGACCTTCTTAACGCCATCAATCGTTTCACCTTCTACGTCACCGAAGAACTTGTTGAAGCTATCAGCAACAGAGAGGTCAGGGAAGACAATCGTATTAAGACCACCGAAGTAACGTGCGTCACCGATATGGTCAATGAGCTTCACGTCATTAGGAATCTTCGTTGAGTGTGAAAGGAATGTAACCTCTCTCGTATCCTTGTGGATAGTGTGACCAATAAGGTCAATGACCTTGTTACGAGTAACCTTACCACCCGAGATGTCATCAAAGAACATATGCGAGCCGTTGTTATCGTAGTCAAGGTACTGCGAAGAGAGACCATCCTTGTTCACAGAACAGAGGAGACCCGTAATCTTGTTTGAAGCGTTTACCTTGTCTTGGATATACTCAACAGCACCCGTCTTATCCTTGAAGTCAGGGATGATAGAACCAACCCACGTACCTATAAGGCGAACGCTATCCGAAGAAAGGAAGTTGTTCAGTGCGCTTCTGCGGAGACCATCGGGGGTAAAGAACCTACTCCAATGGGGGTCAGAAGCGTAAGAGTCGTATTCAGACCAAGAGCCGTCAATAGCCACAACCTGAACGAAGAAGTCACTCATTCTATCGGTAGGACGAATCCAAGGATAAGGAATCTTATTGTCACCGCCATACCAATCACGAGCCATAACATCATAAGCAGGAAGGTCGTTAGCTCTAAAGACTGCAATAGAGATGTCCTTGCTTGACGTGTTAGCGAAAGTGAACAGAGGAGCTGATGCGATATTACCTACACCTGCACCCGTACCTGCCTGAGCAAGACGAAGGACGTTCTCGGGTTCGGGCTTCCAAAAACGAGACCTATCAAACAGAGAGGGGAATGAGGCGATACCTACATTATACCCGTGCTTGTTCTGAATGAAGTGGTCAGAAGGACGATACTTCTTCTTAGTGGCTTCGGCACGAGCGTCACCATCACTTGCCCCGTGAGATGCAATCTGACTTGGGTTGGGTGTAGAAGCGTTCAGCCCGAAAGCAGAGTAACCACTATAATCGGTATCCGTAGCTGGAAGCAGGCTGATAGCGAAGATAGGGTCTACCTGAACCATGGTACGTGCCATTCGGTTCATGAATGCCCCTCTGCGCTCCAGCTTGTCATCAATGTCGCCAAAAAGGCTTTGTACCATCTTCTCGTTCTCAAGGTAGAGAGGTGTATTGAATGGTACGTTGGGGTCAAACCCAACAAGAAGACGAAGAGCCGAGACTTCAACGGGAACGGACTGAGTAGTGTCCGTCTCGAAGGTATATACACCTGCCGCTCTTAGTCGTCTGTAATCTAAGGAAACTGCCATGTTAATTTGCAAATAACAATTATGTTTTTCTTTGTTTTAGATATTTACTAAAAAGGGTGAACGGAGTAACTTTCCGTCCACCCTTAATAGGATTTATATGAAGTTATTTAAGACTTACTTCTTCTTAGACTCTTCCTTAGGTTCGCTTTCTTCTTCGTCACCGAAGTCAAAGTCAAAGTCATCGTCTGAGAGGAGGTCGTCATCAGCGATGCTCTCACCGCTACCTTCTTCCTCAATCTTCGTGCCCGTGATTTCTTCAAGGGTCTTACCATAGAGGTCTAAGCACATTCTATCAAGGTTTTCCTTGTAGCTCAGGGGTACAAGAAGCGTACCTGAATCACCCTCGTCACCTTCTTCTCTGTCTACGATAGTAATCTCATCCTTGGGGATTTCATACTTAACAAGAACGTCAATACCCTTATCTACGTTATTCACGGGGAGACGGACGAACTTATCTTCATAAGCATCTTCGCCACCTTCGTCTTCTGCTTCGGGTTCTTCGGTCTTTTCTTCGCCTTCTTCCTTCTCGTCTTCCTTCTTGTCATCTTCATCCTCTACCTCTTCGGCTTCGTAAACCTTACGGGGCTGAGCGGACTCATTCTTGGTAGAAGCCTTCTTCTCCTTCTTCAGGTAGTCAAGACGTTCTTCAAGCATTTCAATGACTTCGGTCTTCTTGGCGATTTCCTTATCGCAAGAACGGCACTTCTTCTTATCAGATTCATCTACCATTCTGCGTTCCTTGCGGAGGTCTTTGACCTTTCTCTTCTCTTCTGAGATAGCTTCACGAAGGTCTTTCGTAGACATATTACGAAGCATCTTACCTTCATATCTTCTGTTGCCGTGGAGACCGCAGTTCGTTGAAGTAGCTTCGTGGATACCAATAGCAGAAGCAGGGACGAGCTGTTCAAACATCTCTACGAAGAAGTCTTCAAGCTCCTTGTCGGTATTACCCGATACAACATCGTAGTCAAGTTCTTCAGCGAAGACACCTCTGTTAGGCGTGATGATTTCAACACGGACGCTGGTGTTTTGGTCATTCTCTCTTTCGTTGTCCTTAACGAAGATGAAGGGGACAGCCGAGAAAGCACCTTGTTCCTTATCACCACCGATGAGGACGAAGCTATATCTCAGCCAAGCCTCAAGAGGAAACTCAGAAGAGCTTTCAATGATACCAGCAAAATCATTCTCCAGCATTGAAGCAACAATATCTTCGTCAGCTGAAGCGAGAGCCGCCTTACTGCTATTGATAATCTGAGCGAGCTGTGGGTTCTGATTACCCTGAGCCTGAATACGCTGAACAGCACCAGCAAGGCTTGCCGTCATCTTATTGAAGAGCTGTTCAGTAGGATTGACGAAAGCGAAGCCTCGTGCAGAGGGAGACTGATAGGGTTGCTTTACGGGTTCAGCAACGGGTGCTTCGTCCTCGTAGTTATCAACATCTTCAATCTCTACGCTTTCATAATACTTTCTAAATGCACGTTCGCTCTCGTTGATAGTAGAACGATTGCGGTTTGAACGTGGCAGTGATGGGGTACGTCTATTCTCGAGTATAGACTGCTTGCCCCAATCTTCTTTGTTCTTTTTTCTTATAGCCATATTGAAAAGAATTTAATTTCTTGTCTATATTATTGTATTATCTATTTATCGGTATATTCATTCCCAAGGAAACGCTCGCACTTTGAAAGACCATCGGATGCCATATATGACACATTCAGCTTTCCGATAGTATCCTTAATATCCGACATAGCCGAAGACAGCTTGCCGTCTAAACCTCTCAGCTTGTCCGTCAGTTCAGCTACTTTCCTCTTGGATTTGTAGACTTCTTCGTCTGCTTTATTTACAAGCCCGCCAAGCTCCGATGTAGCCTTATTAGATACGTCCTCTACCTTGCTCCTTATAGCGTCATACGCCTTGTTTAGTGCAATCGTCAGAGGAGCTAAGTAGCTTAGGTCTTTGTTGGAGGTATTGATTACAAGAAGGCAGAGGTTCGTACCAAGCCCTGCGATACCAATACCGAATACAAGGAGCAGAGGTCCAATCTTGACGGGGACGATAGCTATGTAGATTACGGGGAGCTTCAGTGTGAATGCAGGAAGGATTATCCACGTGACCCATCGGTCAGGCGTTACATTGAATAGGGTGTCAAGCGCAAAGTGCCTCACCCAATACGCCCTATCAAGGAATGTAGGGTTAGACTTCGTATGGGTTGGTATGGTATCTGAAGGGACGAATGGCGACTTAACCTTAGGGATGTCAATAGTCTCCTTACCTATCTGATACACGGCATAAATCTTCCCATCAATATAAAGCTCAAGCGGAGCTGGCATCTCCTTCACAAGAGAATAGCGTGATAGACTATTCATTGCATCTTCTATCCTCTTGTCGCTGTTGTGTACAATAGCGATGCAGTCATCAAAGAACTTGTTGAGCTTGTCAGCCTCAGTCTGTATAAGTCTCTTGAATGCTTCAAGATATTTTTCTCTATACGCCTTAAAGAGAGGGAAGAGGTCATTCTCCAAAGAGTAGATGAAGTTGCTTGACATCTTTAACCCCATCTTCGTGACGAGCTTTTCAAATGCAGATAGGAGTTCCTTGTCATTCAGCTCACGCCCATCATCATCAACGCTTTCGTCATACAACGTTTCAAAGATGCTATATGGGTCATAGTCGGCTTCATTCATCCTCTCCTCGTTGTGCTTCCAATCCTTGTATTCAGAACGAGAGACCTTGTCCTTTCCCGTGCGTCTTTTCGTAACTTCCTCAAGCCACTTCTGCCTATCGCTTTCAGACAGACCCTTCACAAAGAGCTTCTTGAAGGCATCTTCGTTATTGAACTTATCAATGATTTCCCTCCCTGATGCTCTCTTGCTTGACCTCGTTGCGATAATACCTTCAAGGATAGAGCGAAGTCTATTGAATGTCTTTGAGTCGTTGTTATAGATACGCTGACCGCCCTCTTCCTTATTCACTCTTTCAAGCATAGGGATGTAGACGTATTTGTTCATGTCAGCCATAACACGGAAGTCCTCGGACTTAACCCTCGTCTTACGTAGCCTATAGTATTCGGAAACGACCAAATTGTAATGCTCGTTCATAATCCTCATAGCATCATCCTTGGCTTGATTGATTACATTCTCATTCCCTTCCGAAGCCTCAATACGCTTCTCTATCTTCAGCTTCTTTATCCTATCAAAGTGCTTTCGGTCATAGCCTTTCTTCTTGTGTTCCTTAGCCTTGATAGCTTGCTCAATGATGGCTGTTGGAGTATTACCTCTCTTCTTTAGGATAGCCAGCTTTATCTTGTTCATCACAAGCGTCCTAACTCCTAATGCGATATTAGGATACACCATAGGAATAGCGAACGCAAGAATGGCTTGCTTAGCGTCCTGTACCTCGCTAAACGTATCTCTTATACCCTCTATCTCATTTTGGAGCGTGTCTGTAATAGTATGCGTTGCCGTGTCTCCTCCCTTGTAGCATCGTAGTCTCCATTCGGGGATACCAATCTTAGCAACAAGTTCGTTCTTCTCGGTAACGTCCTCTATTGGGTTTTCTATTGGTGACAGATACTTAGCTCCACCTACTACATCCACAAGAACACCATTAGCACCACCCCATTTGCATTCGTCTACCTCTTGCAGTATCTCTACGATAACCCCATCATACCTCTTAGGGTCATTGAATGGGTTTTCCTTAGAGCTTGTTTCGTCAGGCGTTTCACACAAGCAGATGCCCTCAATCCTTGTTATTTGGTTTGCATTCCCTGCAACGGACTCTTCCTTGACCTCTTCCTTGATGGAATTATCAAGCACCCATTTGAGGAGGATAGACCCACTGACTTTTTCTTCAAGATGCGAGGGCAATTCCTTCTCGCTCTTTTCAAGCGATTTGATAGCCTCTTTTCTTTCGTAGAACAAGTTGCTTCGGTAGTTCAGCAGAAGCGCACCAAGGAGCGATACAGCATTATCAAGGGCTGAATAGAGTGCGGACAACGCCTTGTCTTTTAGCCTATCGGGGGTGAAGCCTTCGTAAAGGTTCTTAACGACAGCTATCTTATCCTTTATCTCGGACATATCTCCAAGACCCCTAACATACCCCATGACCTCTGATACATTACGACTGAGGTCGGAGGTCATAGATAAAGGCACAAGGGCAAGTAGCTCTTCGGGGTACTTAGATAGCACCCTCTTCTTTATGTCTTCAATCTGAGACTTGTTTATCACCCCTACTGCATCAGCCTTGGCTTCCTCAACCATCCTCTTGACATCCGAAATAGCTGTCTTCATCTGCAAGGACGTTAGGGTATAGACCTTCTTAGGGAGGCGTGCGTCCACAATGGAAGTCACCTCGTGCTTCATATCGGGCAAGCATTCAAGAGGGTCTTCGCTAACTGCCTTTATCGTATCAGCGACTTCAAGGAACTTTCCCGATGCCGTTGAAGCGATATTGTCGCATATACTCTTGACGGAGTTTATCTGCGTGAAGAGTGGCGTTGTGAATGCGTTGTTAGCACCTTGAAATAAAGCCAAGAGCTGTCCTTTCTTTTGGGACAGCTCCATCATTAGCTTCTCTCTCGGAGATATAATCGTTTTCTTTATGCTATCAAGACTGCTCATTCTTTATCGTCTGTCGTAGTAGTTCTGCGCACCAATAAGCATCTACAAGGTCATCTACACCAGCTGTAAGACGTGTCTTCTTCATCAGCTTAGGCTCAGGGCTATTGAGGTCTTTGATGAGTGGGTGGATATTCTCGCAACCTTCTTTACCGAGGAGAGCCTTTAGCATCAGGTCTTTGTCTTTCGTATCCTTCCCCTTGGAACATCCTGAGAACTTCTTTATCGTTGTAGGAGGGAAGGTCTTGATATACTCCGCCTCAATGACATTCATCACTTCGCTAAGGAATACACCCTTATACGAAGCCAAGTCAAGCATAGACTGCCCCTTACTTGCAAAGGAAAGACCTTCGGTTGCTACATAGATATTCACATAGCTACGAACACCATCTTCGGGAAGGATAGGGTCAAACACCTCTGCTACTATCATCCGTGCAAGCTCCTTGGCAAGGTAGATGTCAAGGACAACCGATTCGCTATATTCCCACTTAAAGTTTTCTATATCCCTGCTCATAGCGTTTACAGACAAGTCTCTGTATAAAGCTATATCTTTTGCAGATTGGTTCTTAGGGAAGTAGTGGAAAGCGTATGTGACTTCATTGTTCTGTTCCTTGATAACACAGCACGCTGGCTTAGCGATGGAGAAGTCAAAACCGATGTAGTAGGTGGCGTTCATATTATATGTTAGACGTATATTTCCACAAGTTCAGAGGTATCTTCCGTTCGGATGAGTAGACCTGCAATACCTACACCATCTTCATCCCAAAGGAAGCGGGTTACATATCCCGTATAAGCCTTTCCGTCTTTAACGGCTGTTCCCCTGACAAGGTCTCCGATGGACACAAACACCTTGTCGTCCTCAGCGTTGTCGTTAGGGTTGTCGTCCCCGTAGTAGTTCTCTCTCCTTGGAGTGTAGTCTGAGATGAAGTTTGCGATACCATTAACGTTGCAGGTAAGACCATCTAAGAAGAAGTCTTCATCCATATCCTCGTTGATATTCCTCTTTGTTCTCTTATTAACGTTCATAAAGTTAGTCATTTAATCTCTGAAGTTCATTCCCCACTAAAAGGAATTGGTCTAAGTAGTTGTATGCAAATGACATTGTGAACTCCGTGTATTGAGATAGCTGAGCGGAATATGTCATTGGAAGCTCCGATATGGAGAGTGGCGTTACTTGAAGATAGGCTTGGCGATAGCACACTATCTGATTATCGTCAAAGTAATCCACATATACGGGAGGTTGGTATAGATTGTGCTTTTCAAAGATGGAGCGGAAGACCTTTAGCTGGTGCATCATAATGAGATATGACAGATAGGACTCCGTGACCTTAAAGGTTATATTAAAGGTCTTCTGTACGGACTCCTCCAAGCTATACCCATCAAGTTTGGTGATGGTGTTCCTGCCCTTCATCTGAGTAACAGACCCCGTAGTAAGACTTGGCATTGAAATCGTCTTTATCAGCGAGTTCATAAAGTCCTCTACGCTCATATATGGTAGGTCAAGTTTGCGAACGAGCGGCTCCCATCTCTCCCTCACTTCGGGATAGATATATCCCTTCCTGAAGTAGACACGGAATGATTGTGGTAGATTGGATAATATCATATATATGCACTCGGTTCTTATCCTATTTACGTGAAAAGCAGAGGGGGACAGCATTTAGCCGTCCCCCTCCTTGGGTTATTTCACTTACTATACTTTAATCTAAGTTTAGAAACCTGGGTCGAAGTAGAAGGTGAAGTAGCTGTTCTGAGGATAGAAACCATAGTTCACGATAGCATAACGGCTACGGATGAATGAACCGAGTTCTTCCGTCATCGTAACGTCACGTCTCGTAACCTGACCCATGATGTATGGGCAGAAGATAACACCAGGAGCCTTGTCATTGCTTGACTTGATACCCATAGTGATACGGAAGTCACGAAGGTTGAGAGATTGGTCTCTGTAAATCTTGATACCCCAAAGTTCACCAACATAGTCAGCCGTAGCACCCTTCTGCTGGATGTTGTTAGGAGTTGGGTTCAGAGACTCATTCATCGTGCTAACGAGAAGGCTAACGAGGTCAGCGTTCATCAGAGCGAAGACTTCACCATCGTTAATCTTAGAGCGGTAACGCATCAGGTTTACAGCACGGAGAAGGAGAACCTTCAGACGAGCGGCAAGCGTAACACCGCTTTCAAGCATCTGAGGAGCACTCTTGACGGGCAGAGTATCCTGAGCGTAAGGAAGCTGAACCTTCTGAACGGGGTTATCCCACATATCAGGTTCGAGATTAGCAACCCACAGAGCAGGCGTATTCGTAGCACCAGCACGGAACGAGATGTTCAGGTTGATGTCTTCAGAGTTGAATGCCTGAACAGCGTGAAGCCAGCCGAGCTGAGAAAGACGTTCAAGACCTTCGGTATCAATTTCAAGAGCCATCAGGTTGAGAGCCATTTCTTCTCTTTCCTTACGGATGTCGTTACCATAGATACCACCATAGTCTTCAATTTCAGACATCGTAATCTGAACAGCCTGAGTGATAGTCTTCGTCTTGAAGGCGATGCTCGTGTATTCAGCCTGAAGTCTTCTTGGAGTAGCGACCTCAGCGGCACCACGGCTTCTACCACGAACAACGACAGCACCATCACGATAGGTAGGAGCGAAGTTACCTTCAGAGCTGTAACCAGCGATGGGGTCATCAATAGCAGAAACAGAGTTGATACCAACAGCTTCTACGGTCTTCGTTGCAATCGTCAAGTCCTTCGTTGCATGGAGCTTGGTGGGGTCAATAAGACCATCAGCCTTATAGAAACCTGAGAACTCACCAAAGATGTTAGCGAGTGACAGCTCAGGAGTATAAGCATCAGCAACAGCAACAGATGGGTCTACGATTTCCTGAACGATAAGAGCGTTGTTGTAACGACCTACGCCAAGGATACGAACATAGAGCTTGCTGGGGACGATTTCAACAATCGTCTTAGCAGTAGCCTTAGCCGCAACGAGAGAAGCATCCGTAGGATACTGAGCACGTTCTTCGGCAACAGCCGCACGGAGGTTACGGAGCAGTTCAGACTTTTCCTTTTCACCAGCCGCACCAGCAGTCTTGCTTTGGAAGTGGAGATAGAAGGTAGTACCTTGGTCTCTCTTACCATAAGAGTTGTATGGGTTGGGGTTAGAAGCAGTGCCTGCGTTACCATAAGGCGTAGAACCCGTTTCCGTATAGAAAATATCCTGATAACGGAGGAAACCAGCAGGTTCAGTGACGGGACGAGTGTTTACGAGGTCAAGGAAGCGAGTCGAACGAAGAATCTTCGTAGCGATAGGCAGGTTTGACAGAGCACCGAACGTGTCACCCGTACCCTTAGCACCAGCCGTAACACCATTACCGAGTGAAGGGACACGGATGTCACCAGCACCGCTAACAGACGTGTTGTTTACGAACTGAGAAGGGGTGAGGGGAGAGCTGAATGACTCATTGATGCGGTTAGACATAACCATATGAGCATTAGCTTCTGCAAACTTCTTGATTGCTTCTACTCTTGCAGGTGATACACCTTCAAGAAGGGGCTTCAGACTTTCATTGATAGACTTCTGAACGCTTTCGTTAATTGTGAGATTTCTCTTCATTGTTTTTTTCTTTTCTTTGTATTTGTTTGAGCTTTAACTCTAACAACCCACTTGCCGTCTCTCCCTTCAATTTTTTCCGCTGGTGAACGTGGTCAAGAAAAGCTGTATTAAAGCAATGATACCTTCCGTCAATTCTCTTTT